CAAAGGTTTTAGTTATACAACCACAAGCCGCCGCACATGGTGTTACGTTAACAGCCGCTAACACAGTGGTCTGGTGGGGGCCGACGAGTTCGCTAGAAACCTACGAACAAGCCAACGCTAGGGTACATAGGTCAGGACAGGTACATAAATCTACTGTAGTGCAACTCCAAGGATCTGCCGCAGAAAAACACGTTTACAGGTTATTAGATAAAAGAATCAACGTTCACGCAAAGTTAATAGATCTTTACAACGAGGTACTTGACTAGTGTATCAATAGCTACTATATATAAATTCTCGATAGGCAAAGGAGAGTATAATGAGCGATGATAGAGCTGAGAAAATGACCAGTGCGTTTATAAAGATACGTACGGAGCGGTCAGCGTTATCAGCAAAATTTAAGACTGAGGATGATAAACTTGTGAGACAACAAGATATCTTAAAAAGAGCATTGCTTGACTACTGTGAAGACCACGGTTTAGAAAGCGTAAGAACTTCTGCAGGATTGTTTTTTAGATCGTCTAAGACAAAGTACTGGACAAGCGACTGGGAGGCTATGCACAAATTTATTATGGAGCATAACGTACCAGAGTTCCTTGACAAACGTCTTAACGTTACTAACATTAAACAGTTCCTAGAAGAAAACCCAAACACAGTTCCCGACGGTTTAAATATCGATAAGGAATTTGTAATTTCTGTAAGGAAAAAATAATGAGTGAACCATTTGTACCAATTGAAGATGTAGCAAAACATTTCTCTGTTTCTATATCTACTGTTCGAGCATGGGTAAGGCAGAACCACATACCTAAAGATACTTATATTAAAATAGGTAGCACCTATAGGTTTAATGTTGGTGATGTATCCTCTGCACTAACTAATAAAAAGAAAGAAAGTGAGTCCACAAGTAAGTGGGATCAACACTTCGAAGAACCAGCCGATATCATTGCAGATATTGATTTGGATGACGACATATAAAAAACCCTAAACCTCTTAAGGAGAGCGAAAATGACTGAGATGTATATTATTGAGAACGTAGAAGCACTATGGCCTAAAATTGACACTACTTATGTGTTTAAACCTGCGCCGATAAAAAGAAGTATGCCCTGTGACCCTTCAGAAAAAGATGCAGAGTATTCTATACAGTTCCGTATGGACAACGCTACAGCAAAGAAATTGTTTATGGCTATGTCAGAGACCTACCAAGCTAACAAAAAGAAGGACTGGTCTGAGAAGTTGGCAAACCCTTTTGTTAAAGACGATGACGGTACTTATACTGGTAAGGCCACCTTAAAAGGGAAATATAGCACAGGTGTAACAAAACCTCCTATGCAGTTGGACTCTCAAGGTAACAAGCTAGCCTCTGATTTTCAACTAACAACAGGTAGCACTGTTAACATTGCTGTACAATTTAACCCCTATGACTTCGGTGGGAAGCAGAATATAAGCTTAAGATTACGCGCCGTACAGGTTATTAAACTTGCCGCACGTAGCGAATACAATCCATTTGGCACAGTGGACGGTGGCTTCACCATAGAAGATGCCAACCCTTTTGCTAAACCTGCTGAGAAGTCTAACGTGGTAAGTATTGCCGAACCCGTAGATGACTTTGATGAAGCAGTAGAAGAACCAAAGAAAGTTGTTAAGAAATCAGCTCCACCACCCACCTCGGCTGACAACGACTTGAGTTCCGTACTCGAAGCTTGGGACGACTAAGTCTCAATGGAACTCCGCCACGACTAGGTTTATACCGAAAAGGATATCTGCCGATGTCCAGTCGTGGTGTCTTTCGGCATTAGTGGGTGGATATTATGGAAACAAAAACATTTTTAAAGAGGGTACTAGGTGACGATGGCTTTTACTGCGTATGTGCTTTTAGCGATGAGCGTAGGATACAGAAGCTATACCCCTCAATAGATGCAGTTGTAGATGCGTCTAAAGACCTAGATGAACAAGGGTTTGATATATACTTCGGGCTGTCTACATTTGAGACAGGTCAGTCACGTAAAGCAGATAACGTAAAGAACATTAGGTCATTCTTTCTTGACCTAGATTGTGGGCCGAGTAAGGAATACCCTACTCAAAAGGACGCGCTGACAGATCTGATTCGGTTTTGTAAGACGCTATCTTTACCTAAACCTGTTATGGTGAGTTCTGGTAACGGAGTGCACGTGTACTGGCTGTTGTCAGAATCAGTGGTGGTTGACGATTGGCTACCTGTAGCAACGCGCCTAAAAAAGTTATGTGCAGATCATAAATTATTGGCTGACCCTGTAGTCACAGCCGATGTTGCTAGGATACTACGCGTACCAAACACACATAACTACAAGAACGGGGTCGCCAAGGACGTAAGTTTTATTGGTACACCAACTAATGATCTGATAGACTTTGATCAGTTTTCCGAGTTGCTTGGTGGGGATAGTATACCCGTGCCGAAGACAATGACACCTAACTCTGTAGCTTCTTTATTCATGGATAACTCTGATACTGAGTTTAAGATTATACTATCTAAGACTGTAAAGGGTAATGGATGTGAGCAGATAAAGAATATAATACAGAACAGAGAATCTGTAAGCGAACCCATGTGGAGAGCAGGGCTATCTATAGCAAAGTTCTGTGCTGATAGCGATAAAGCCATAGAACTTATGTCTAAAGGACACGAAGGTTATGATGAGAAGTTAACAGAAGAAAAGGTGGCTGGTATAATAAAGCCGTACAAGTGTGAAAGATTTGAGGAATATAACCCTGATGGCTGTACAAACTGTAAACATAAGGGCAAGATAAAATCTCCTATATCATTAGGTCGTGTAATAAAACAAGCGCCGAGCGTTCCAGATATACCAGACTACCCCGCACCGTATTTTAGGGGTGTTAACGGCGGTATATATGTAAGCGTTAAAGGTGTTGATGGGGAGGAAGAACATAGGCAGATATACCATAACGACCTATATGTTGTTAGGAGGCTTAGAGATGTAGAGCTTGGAGAGGCTATCGTTATGCGGTTACATCTCCCAAAAGACGGAGTTAGGGAGTTTACAGTACCACTTACAGCGGTAACATCCAAAGAAGAACTACGTAAACAATTGTCTATGCAAGGCATAGCGATAGCGAGGATGGATGAATTAATGCAGTATACAACAACATGGGTAAACGAACTACAATCCCAGAGCGAAGCTGATGAAGCGCACAGACAGTTCGGTTGGTCGAATGACGAATGTAAATCTTTTGTACTTGGTAACCAAGAGATATTTAAAGACAGGGTGGACTTTAACCCACCCTCCTCTCAAACTATAGGGTTGTTTCCATCCTTTGAGCCGAAGGGTTCTTTAGAGGGGTGGAAGGAAGCGATAAACTTCTACAACCGAGACGGCTTTGAGTTACATCAATTTGTGGTGGGAACGTCGTTTGGCTCTCCTCTTATGCAGTTCTTACCAATACATTGTGCAGGATTGCATATATACAGTAAAGAATCAGGTGTAGGCAAGACAACTGCAATGGAGGCGGGGGTATCTGTATGGGGTAGCCCTGATGATTTAATTATCCATGAGAGAGATACGTTTAACACAAAGATGAACCGTGGCGAGGTGTACCATAACTTACCTCTGTACATGGACGAACTTACCAACACACACGGTAAGGAGTTATCAAACCTTGCCTACCAGCTTACAGGTGGCCGCCAACGAGGGCGGATGTCTGCTAATAGCAATACTGAACGTGCTCGTGGAGACGCATGGAAGCTACTCGCCGTAACGACAGGTAATACAAGTATTGTAGAGCGGATTAGTATGATAAAGGCTATGCCAAAAGCAGAAGCTCAAAGAATACTAGAATGCAGAGTTAGCCGTATACATTTTGAAACTAAAGAAGAGACTGACTCTTTCAGCTCTGCCATACAGAACAACTATGGGCACGCTGGTAAGGTGTACATTCAGTACATTATGAGTAACTTAGATGCAGTTATTAAGCTCCTTGAAGAAGTACAGGAGATTGTAGATCGTAAGGCGCATTTGACTGCTGAAAATCGTTATTGGTCTGTCCTCGCAACCTCGACTATTGTAGGTTTGATAATGGCAAAACGCGCGGGGCTTATCCAGTATGATACGTCAAAGGTCTTTTCGTGGATTATAGAACGATTAAAAGAGAACAAGCGACAGGTTGCGGATATGAGTATATCTGTGGAAGAAACCTTGAATGACTACATACATGAGCATTGGAGCAACGTGCTGTGGATTAAAAGTACTGATGATCTACGGAAACAGGAGGGAGATATTGTATCGCTCGTAATACCAGAAGCACTCCCAAGGGGTAAGCTAGTTGCACGATATGAGACAGATCTAAAACGTGTGTACCTAATACCCAAACCATTGAAGGCGTGGTGTGGAGAACAACAGATAAACTACAATTCTTTTATACATGACCTTAAAACAAAATTAGGAGCGACAAGCACTAAGATGCGCTTGAGTAAGGGTACACACATGAACTTACCTGTGACTCACGTTGTAGCTGTGGATTGTTCGATAGAGAATGAAAATAAGACAGGGAATACTTAAGACGGATGATCTGAGCCCTGATGGAGTACGGATTATAGTCAATTGGGATAACATGGTAACAAGTGCCTCTGTGTTTATCTTGTGTGTAAACACCCAGGTGGCGATAGAGCAAGCAAAGAAAATAACAACTGCGAAGGGTTGGCAGACTGAAAGTCAAGTCAGAGTAGAGGACGGAAAATTAGGGGTTCGCATATGGAGAACTGTGTGATATAGGGGGGTGGACAGAAACAACTGTCAACTCTCCGCCTCAACTAGGCCGCTCGTGCTACAAACGCGGGCGGTTTTTTTTAATCAAACAACTGTAATCCTTGATCCCAATCGTTACGGCTATCTTCTAAAGTCTCTCGCATCAATGGGTTCAAGCGAATACCATTGTACATCTCTAAAGATGTCTTTGCATGTTGTTTCATAGAACGATCAATAGTCTCAGAAGTAATCGCTGCCTCTCTATGTTTTCTACTAAACTCACGCATATCTTTTCTTATTTCCCGCATACCATAAAAATCACCAAAACGTTTGGCAACGTAATATTGTTTTAATAATTTAGAACGTTTTCTACTTATAGCGGTATCTATACCTTTAACTATATTGTTTCGTTCTTGTTCCAGCATGTACCCAGTAGGGGCAAATCCAAGAAACTGTCCTGCACTTTCAAGTACATTTACATCATCATATATAATATCACCACGCCTAGATTTGTACCCACCTTCTACGGATATACGACCTATAAGTGGGAAAGCTTTATACATATTTGCTACACCTGCAGGTAAAAGGCTCTCCACGCCACGCATTAATTCGCCTTGATATAAATCTTTTGCACCCCGTTGTATCCTCTTCGCGCTACTTAGAGCAGGGCCGCCAAGGTGAAATCCTATTAGACCTTCTAAGTCACTGTTTCTGTCAAACTTGTTTTCTTGTAATAACAGACCTGTCAATCTTATACGGTTAGATGGGTCAATACCTGTCATAGCAGGAACACCTTTATACCAACCCTCTCCTATTGTTTTGCGTACAACAGTGTCAAAATCATCATCGTCTTCACCTGCAATAAGTAAATTGTAAAGTACGCTTACTGCGCCATAGATAGGTATGCCGTGAACCCCCGCAAAGAACAACGACGTACCAAAGACACCTGC